GCACACGCCTCGTAGCATCGCTGAACAAAGACGTCATTTGCGGGCAACTTGATACTGATTTTCTTGGACTTTTTGTCGGTTCGGATTGCACTCAGAATCTTGACGTGGATAACGAATACAGCCGCCAAAAGGTTGGGAAACAAGGACTGGTTCTTGATGATGGCCTCTGTATTTTTGAGTGAAATTGAAGAGTTCCAGGTCTTGACACCCCGAAGGAGTTCCTGGAAGACTCGCGTGGTGTTTTTGCCCTGGGACTCCTTCTTAGCCTCAAGCCATATTTCCCAGAATGCTTCAATCATCACGGGAATCATAGCGTCACAGAGCTTCTTGGTGAACCGCCGCTCAGACTCGTTCAGGAGGTCCATGTACTATGTCAAAAGAAAATCTAGCTTCATATAAATATGCACACTGCGGAGCGTGTTGCCATGTGGGTCATCATTGCTCTCATAATCTTTTTCCTGTTTTTCAAGCAAACTTCCGGGTTCACAAACAGGCAGGTGAACCTCATGTCAATGGCCGAGTTCAGGGGACTTCCTCAACCTCTAAAGGATGCGTACGTCCAGAACATGACACCAGTCGTAGAGGCTTTTACGCAAAAAGTAACCAAGGAATGGAATGATATGGGGTCTGACGGTCAGCAAAAAGCGCTTGCTCAACTTGCTGGAATGTCTCAGCAAATTGTTTCAAACATTAACAGGGCGCCAAGCGTTGCAGCTGCCGCGAACCCGAGTACGCACGCGAATGTGACTCCGCCGCCCCCGATGCCCCCTCGTTCTTAGTGTCTTTTTGTGACCCGTAGTTTCTCTGCCGTCTTTTTGAGGTTGACGAGACTTGGAAGGTACGTGCCCGGATCAACCTCCTCCTTTTCCATTTCGGAATCAAGGGCTGCAGCTTTTGTCCATTGAACACGTATATCAAGCGGACCAACAAGGTTTACTATGTACCCGAGCCTTTGGAGTTGGCGACACATGTACCCTACAGTCGTTGGAAGATCGTATCGAGGAAATCCAACGACAAACGGGGGTACGGTCAGTATCGCATCTCGACTCCCAAGGTCCGAAGCCACCTTAATTTTACGACAAAATTGCTCAAGAAGGGCACGGTAGTACTCTTTTTTAGCAAGATCTCGCTTCTTTTCAGAAGCGACGAGTTGTTTGGCTGACAAAGCCATCTATTCTATTCGCTTAATTTTGAGAGGGAACAACTACGCGCCTCTAGGACCTCGAGAGAGCTATGGTCTCGACCGGTCCTTTCAGGACCTCGACTGTAGGTTGGTCTGAGTCACCGTCATTCCCTGGTTGTATGCTGTCGTCATGTTATTGAGGTTTGGCTGCGGCTTCTGATTCTTGTACCCCTGAAGAGCCCCCTTGAACTGAGTATCAAGGTTGGCCGTTACTTCAGTCCACGTCTGGTACTTGTCGGGCTTGTACCCATAGGTCGGGTCAACAGTTGACGAGTCTCCAATTTTGAGTATATCAACTGACCCATCGTTATTGACCTTTGCGCTTATATCATACTGGGTCCCCAGAAAGTGCTTTGTATCGAAGAACATGATACGCGAATTGTAGCTCCCATCGGGCTGGATGTTCACAAACAAGGTATCTATTGGGGCCATGTTGGGCTTCATAGACTGGACCTTTTCGATAATTGCCTGAACGATCAGGGGAGGAACGGGTGCTGTAAGGTTCACGTCACCTGCAGCGTACTCGGACTTTGGGGTCCTTTTGTTCCATATGAAAAAAAGTATCAGTACGGCAAGTGCCAGAACCACAAGATTCTTCATTACTCTACGCAAACAAAAAAGGTGCGCTCGGGGCGAGGGGCAAAAACCCTCAACATAGATTAGATGGCACTTCTGGTCTACTCAGATAAGTGCAAGTATTCACAGGAAATTATAGGCTTCATCAAGACTCAGCCGGCTCTCATAGAGATTATTCGGTTCCATAACGTCTCGACGAATGGGGTCCCTTCCAAAAAGATTACACGAGTTCCGACCCTTGTGACAAATGAGGGTAACATGTGTGTCGGGGCTGAAGTCAAGGCATGGCTCGAGTCTATGGTCCCGACCGACTTTGAGTCATGGGACTGTTCTGGGAACCTGTGTCAGAACCTCGATGGTACGGAAAACCCTGGTCTATTTGAACTGGACAAGTACGGCGAGTCTCTTCAGCCTATATTGACACCTGAACTTGAGGCTAAAATTTCAATGAATATTACGGACGCTTACCAGGCAAAGCGGCAGGGCTGATCACGAGTCCGAGACGGCGTCTCAAACTCGGTCTTAAAGGGATAACGCACTTTGAAACATAAGATGCATTTTCGCACAATTCAGGCTTCGGCTATAAAGTCTGTATTTGAGGTTCTCAAGGATATCATCAATGATGTGAATGTATACTTTACACCTAAAGGTATTCACATCTTGACCCTGGACACGGCCCGTGTGACCCTGGTACACATGGAGCTGGGTGCTGAAAATTTCGAGGAGTACGAGTGTTCGACAGATATCATCGCTGGACTGAACATGGCCAACGTGTACAAGCTCCTCAAGTCTGTGACTGGACAAGACACCTTGTTTGTCCGTATCGAGGGGCGTGACTATATGGAGATTTTCATAGAGAATCCTGACAAAAAGTCGTCAACAAGTTTCAAGCTCAAACTCCTGGACATTAATGAAGACATACTCGAGCTTCCGGATATTCACATGAATGTCGTGACGACCCTGCCTTCTATAGATTTCCAGCGTATCACGAGGGACATGGGCAACCTGGCGACCGAGATGGATATCATCCGTGAGGGCAACAAGCTCGAGCTCAGCTGCAGGGGTGATTTTGCGGACCAAAAGACGGTCATCGAGTTCCCAGATGTCGTCAAAAAGACTGGAAGCACATTCAGTCTCAAGTACATCAACCTATTTACCAAGGCGACAAATATGTGTTCGAGTGTCCAACTCCTTCAAGATTCTGAGAATGAAAATATGCCGATTATCTTTCGGTACACAATTGCAAACTTAGGGGATCTCCGGTTCTACTTGGCACCAAAGATAGAAGCTTAAAATTAAAACTTATAAAATATAAAATGGAGGCCAGGTACGAAGAAAGAATACGCGCGTGTACATCAGAAGCTGAACTAGCGGAGTATCTTCTTTCGTGTGTTCCCGTCATTAAGGAATATACGAGTGAAGTTGAGAGTGGGGGGTCTGCATCGACCAAAAAGGTCGCTGGTGTACAGATATCTACCCGAAAGGGTGTGCAGAGAAACGATATATATAAGAAGTATCTCAAGGAAGTTGAAGGTGGAAACGAAGATGATTTTAAGAAAAAGGAATTTCATGATGCGCCCTGTCCCCAATGTGGTGCGGTATACTCTCGTGTCTTTGATGAAGTGGCATCTGAAGAGATTTGTAAAGAGTGTGGGGCCGTCGAATACATTTTGGGTGACGAAGTTGGGTTCAAGGAGGAACAGGAAATTGAGAAACACATTGTATACTCGTACAAACGTGAGAATCACTTTAACGAATGGATAAGCCAGTTTCAAGCCAAGGAATCGACGACTGTTCCCGAGGATGTTATTTCTAAACTGAGAACAGAGTTTCGGAAACAAAAGGTCAAGGACCTTGCGGAGATTACCCATGAAAAGGTCAAGGCTCTTTTGAAGAAACTTGGATACGCAAAGTACTATGAGCACGTTCCATATATAGCAACTATAGTTAGCGGCATCACTCCTCCAACGATGCCTCAAGAGCTTGAACACAAATTAAGACTCATGTTTCACGCTATACAAGCACCGTTCGAGAAGCACAAGCCTGCGAACCGTAAAAACTTTTTGAGTTACTCGTTTGTTCTGTACAAAATGAGTGAGCTCCTTGGGGAGGATCAATACCTCCCCTGTTTCCCACTCTTGAAAAGTCGTGAAAAGTTATATGTCCAAGACCAAATTTGGAAGAAAATTTGTGATGAGTTACTTTGGCAGTTTATTCCGACGGTGTGAGTGGCGCCCCCTCGAGGCTCGGCTCCACAGTGGATGACGGGACGGGGTCGGTGTTGAGTTCGATCCGCTCAAACTCCAAGGGACCCAATTTGTCTGGGAAATTGATCAGGTATCCCACCTCGAGACCTAGGAGACGAAGGTAGTTTCGGGTCTGAACCCGGTACGTCTCGTTGAGCTTGCTCACAGCCTTGAGTTCTACAACGACCTCACGGTCGATAATGAGGTCCGCACGTATGTGTCCAACATTTTGCTCCTTGTAATACACGGGCACGATACGCTCCGTCTCATAGGGTATCTGGCGGTTACGGAGAGCCACCTCAAACGCGCAGTGGTACACGGACTCGCTGTACCCGGGACCGAGTGAAGACCAAATATCATCAGCAATAATTCGAAGGCGATCCTCCATTAAAAGATACTCGTCCGTCTCTTTTAAGGGGGTGAAGATGCTTTGGCCTCAACATATCTTTTGTACCCAACTCGTGTTTGGAGCCGTCTCGTGGCGTGATGCCTTTTGGTCAGTGGCCCCGGACCTCCCCATGATCCTCCTAGTTCCCTGGCCCGTTCCATGGTCACTCATACAAGACTGGTGGGTGGCGTACTCAGTCTTGTACAAGGCTCCTCACTCCCTTTTGTTTCTAATTTTGATTCAAAATTCAAGGGCTCGGAAAATATACGCCTTACATATCCTCCTTGATGTATTGAGTCACAGAGGTCAATGGTCCATAGAACCTTTTTGGCCTTTAGGAGGACCTGTATCTGGTATCGGTGATGCTATTGTGTGGGTTTAGATACTAGATAGTTCAGCCGTCAGGACTTGGCGTAGAGCTTTAGTATTTGCGTTTTTGCCCCTGTTCGGGTGAAGCAAAACCAAGACTTTTTTCTGTACTCCTCTTCCTCCATTTGGAAGGAGAGTATTCAGGTTCAAACTCAAGTGATTCTTGGCCATTTTCCGAACAGTCTGACGAGTTGTTAAATGTTGTTGAGCTTTTGTATTCGCAAAAGCTTGACGCCAACGTCCAACAATCTCGTAATGGGCCGCCAGTTCACGGTTTTGTTTGTTTCGCATCGTACGATTCTGACTAGCATTCGTCTTCACGGGGGCGGGAGGAGACTGACGGTGTGGAGGAGACTGACGGTGTGGAGGAGACTGACGGCGGCTCGGGCCAGCCTCCGCCTGTTGTCGAGCCTCATTCGCTTCGGCGCGCGCCTTTTGCTTAGCCTCATTTGCTGCTTCTTTTGCCTTTTGCCTAGTTGCATTAAAACGAGCCTTTTCCGCCGCCGAGGCTCGTGCTTCCTGTTCTTTCTTCTTGGCTTCCTTTGCCGCCGCGTTTGCTGCCGTCCGGGCGTTTTCAGCAGCCCGACGCGCTCTGGCGTTGTTGTTCGCACGCCGAGCATTCGCCTCCGCCTGTTCCGCGCGTCGCCGCGCCGCGTTCGCCTGCGCGTTTGCCGCCCTCTTCTGGGCGTTTGCACGCAACGCTTGTTCCCGGGAGAGATAAAAATTAATATCGGCTTGGAATTTGTTTTTAACGGCTTGAATATAACCCGGGTTAACCAGTTCGAAAGAACGATAAACTTGGGCGATGCCTGCATGCGGACTCGTGGCAACGGCAACTTCATCCAAATATTTTACAACATCTGGAGATACATGAATAAGTATTTGCCTAGCATGAGCAGCGTTGCTGTTAGAAAGATAACTGTGTATACGGTCTGTCGCGAATGTTCCTTGACTGAGAAGGTCGAATAAACGCCCAATCCAAACATTCATGAGTTTCTTTTTATTGTTGTTAATACCCATAAAGGTCTGACGAGCAGATGAGTTCATTTATTATACCTCAATTTTTTTATCGCCTCTTCGCTGGAGGCTCGTTGGCGTTTCGACGCAGTGACACGGTGTTCTTTGGACGTTTACTGAGAGATTGTGCGAGACTCTCCTCGTGACGTTGCATAGTCCTCCTCGTGTTGTTATTCGTTGTGCCGCGACACGCGATGATAAAGTAAACACCCGGTCGAGTCAATATGTTCGATAAGTGAACTTTCGAGTTTGTAAAAGACTTGGAATGGTGCTTGAGGCTCTTGACCCCGAGGAAGATGTTTGTGTAAGGGTCAGGGTCTGTGTACTCGAGTTCCAAGTCTACGATAGGGTCTCCTGGAAGGTAAACGCGTGGATTTTGTGAGTAAAAGTATCGAAGAGCCGAAGGTAAATGTTGTCTAGGAATTCGGTGCTTAATAAACTCTCGTGTAAGACGGATGTTTCGGTGAAGCGCGTGAAACGTGGGGTGATAGATGATGTTTTTAGAAAGAGGGAAACCGGGAACAGCTACGAGAGAAACATACACGCCTTCGGGGACTGGAAAGTGTCGAAGATGTGAAGGGTCCGTGTACTTACCATGTGCTATCGACCACTTGATATTGGTGTTTGGTCGCATGGCATAGTTTTGAAAACGCTGGAGCTTGGTCTGGCTCATACTAATTTACATCAAGAATTTAACGCCGTCCGAACATCTTGGAGTACTTGCTGTGAACCCACCGAGCGTCCGCCTTGTAGATGCGAGACGCGCGGGGCAGAGTCCGCTTGGTCAGTGTGCTGATGGCGATCAGACGCCGGATGACGGCGTGGGGGTCCTCGTGGCCTTTGGTCACCGCTTTGACAAGCGCCTTGTGACGGTTGGTGGGAGCCTCGACGGGGTGGTAGTGATACCGGGTCAACATACCCGCCTTGAGTGGGCCAATCACCTTGGGGCCCTTGCCGATCGCACCCACGTCCTTGGTGGGCACGGGGCGCACACGGGTCACCCCCGCCTTGCGGGTGTACTTGTAGGTCTTGCCATCCTTGCGGTGGACCGTGATGGTCTTTCGCTTACGGTGCTGAACATAACCGGACCGAATGATGGTACGCATTGTGTTACTTTTAGTAGGGAAAAAAAGTCCTACCGGACTTGCTCGTATCCCCTAAGAAACATCTTGAGCTTTGAATCATTTGACGCACCGAAATCAAACATGTCTTCCCCTTGGAGTTCGAGGTCCATCAAGGGAAAGTCATACGCGTGTCTCAATTTCATTGTAGAATAGAGGATACTTATAGCGTACGTCTTGAGGTCCTTGACCTTCTCGAGTCTGTTCCACGCGAGTTTCATGGCGAGTGCCTCCTGACCGAGAAAGGGTCCACCGGGAACAGACTCGGCGGCTCCACCATCGATATAGTTCCATCCATCCTTCAATTTTACACTCGAAAAGAGGAATGGTATAGCAACCGAGGCGCACACGGCGTCCAGAACGCTCATAGACGGGGTCGTATCTACTGAAAAGTACACCGTCTTCATAAAGTCAACACAGTAAGCCGATACGTGGAGTTTCACTGGATGAAACTCGTACAGTTCCTGGAAGGTCACATCGTCTTTTCCCGTAAAGGTCTGACAGGCACCGACGAGTACCTTGCGAATTTTAGTGTACGGAATGAGGCCATAGTTTTTCAACAAGGACTTGATATTTGGTTTCATAATATGGTTCAGGGGAACGCTCAAAGAAAAGTCGAGGACCTTCGTTGGGTCTCCCTTTGCCAAGCAAAAAAGCATTCCGAGGAGTGCGCCTGCCGACGCTCCCGAAATAGCCTCGAGATCATCAAGTTGACCTTCCCTTTTGAGTCGTGAAACGACTCCAAGGTACATAAAGAACCCCATGGCTCCTGGACCGATGATGAGGTTTTTCATACTCTAGTAGAACTGGGGAAAGAAACCTCGCGTACTTGCCCACACGATCGAAAAGACCAGAGTGTGGACCATAACGGGGACTATACCTGTGTTCCCCGAAAAGAATATGGGTCCACCGTTGGGAGGCAAGGTCAGGATCACACCGGGTGTCAAGAGGACAAAGAGGAGAGCCGGGACAATCAAGTCCGCCGGGGTCAATGTGAATTTGAAAACAAAATGGATGATGACCCACGAGAGGATGGCCAGGACCAAAGCGTGAAACATCACCTGCATCAAAAGTCCAGAGCCTGGTGGAAGGCTGAGCAAAAGCCCTGGACTCAAGAGAGCAAAAAGGATGGTCGGCACGAGGACTTTGGGCCCTGTGATGTCGATCATTTATATAAAGCTATATAATTTGAGCCCTTCGGGCTTTCCTTATAGAGGTTTGTTACGGCGGAGCCACGACCACTGCGTGGTCGGTTCAAGTAAGCGCCCTCAGATAGTACTGGGACCACCCGTAGAACTGGTCTTCCCACACTCGGTCGTCAATGGTCTCGATACTTGAGATTTCGTTCCACAAACGCCTGTGTATCGGGTTCGGGTCTGAACCCTGGCGCCACTTCCACGGCTCCATCACAAAGTCGACAAACTGAGAGTATTTGACAATGTGAGTCAAATAGTTCCGCTGGAGCTCGTCGTAAATAACCATCCACGCATCCAAAAGGTCTTCGGAGTAAACCGCTTGCCAATCCTCCGGGTCGAGCTGAGAATCAAACTCGTCTGAGTCTTCGTCAGCATTGTACGCATAGTGTTCGCCGAGATAGGCATCTCGTGAATACTCATCACCTTGACCCATTTTTACTTGAATATTCAAGGCACCAGCTCCTTAAGTCCTGTTACGGACACGGAAGCCGTCTCCTTGGTCGGTGCAGAGTCCTGGATGGCATTCCAGGCCCCCTCCACCTGGGCTTCGTTGCCACCGAAGAACGCACGAAGACCCTTGAGAATAACCTCCTTGGTGATGGAACCCTTGACCTTTTTTGTTTTCAAATTGACCTTGATCTTGTCCTGAACCTTGACGGCGTCAATCTCATTCTGCTGCATGTGTAGCGTCACAAACTTGCGAAGATCCTTTTCACGTTTGTTCAACGTTCCGAGATCTTTGCGAGCTGCGGCCAACTGGGCCTTGAGGGCGACCCACTCAGTCATAGCGGTTTTAAAATCCATTCTATGATGACACCGTATTATTTCTTTAAGAAAATCTCGCATTTTTCCTTGGACCACGAAGGATATGACTCTCGAACCTCGTCTGACTGAACCCGATGGTCTCCAACGTTAAATATTTTACATACAAGAGCTATGTTTGCTGGGTAGTATCCTTTTCTCGGATCGAGCCGTTCTATAGAAAGTGAAAGGTCGTTTCCAGTGCCATACCCCATTTCAATACCAGAATAGGCACATAGTCCCTTCTGGTCTTTTAGTATCTGTACGAGACGTTCTAAATCCAAATCAAAAGTAGTATCTAGCATATTTCTGTTTTTCTTCTTTGTAGTCCAGGCTTTGGCATTCATTTTAGCTGCGTACATCTTCTGGCGTAAATGAAGCAAGTCTATTTTTCCCTTGTGAACTGAAGTAAATCTATAACTTTTTATAACTTCATTACTATAGTCTACTTCCTGACCTTTTGGCAGGTTCCTGAAATGTTCCACCTTTTCAGGGGTCCATTGGTCTCTTCCGTTCAGTTCAAGACATATCAAACACGTGTTGTCCTGTGTGTACCCCTTGGAAGGATCTTTACGTTCAAGAGACACTTGCCAATTTCCAACTAAATTCATGGGCTGACCTGAGTAAGCACATTTACCTTCCTGCGATTCCCACATCGCTTTCAGTATATCGACTGATAAGTCGAAATCATACTTTTTTACTTTGCTTCGTTGCCTGGCGGCTGAACACAAAACGGAAATGCGTCCTGCAAGAGTTGTAGTTACTCTTTTTTTGCCGTATTCTCTAGTACATGGCTTACAGGTATACGCGTGTCCGTCTGGTGCACAGTGCATTTTATGAAACTCTGTAAGCTCTTTATCATCTTTACAGACGTTGCACTTTTTCATTTACTGCTATATAGAAAGAATTTATTTAACTCAACTGTATTCGTAATCTATCTCAAACTTGGGCCGCATGAC